TCCTGTAGAAATATCTTCAGGTTCATTCAATCCTGAAGTTACCATGTGAAGGATGTCTGTATCTGATTCACGAATGTTAGGAAGATTTGGATTGATAACCTGCGCTTTCATACCGGGAGGAAGAACAAGGGTGCTACCCGGAGTCTTCTTTGCAAGGATTCCTGTCTTTCTTCTTTCACTATCACTGAGACTCAACCAGATTCTAAAAGACTTTGGATCTTCTATCGTCACAATCCATAAGTAAGCTCCTGCTGACTTCTTATGGTCAATCTCATACTTCTTCAAATTCTCATAATGGTTGAGCCAGAGGATAACAGTCTTCAGATAAGGAATGTTCCTTCTAGTGACAAACGACTTGTCCCATGCAACAATAAACTTGTAAAAACCTCCTATCTTACTATAAGCCTTCTTGCTGTTCTTACTATAGGCAAGCTGTTTATCATCAACCTCAATTGCTGACAGAAGTTCAGGATTTCTTGCTACATAGATAGAAGGTATCTGAGACTTGTTTCCTTTACCGTCTTCAATACAATAAATTAAAGGGAGTAATGTCTTTGTAGGATGATAGATAATACCGTCTTCTGCATTTTTACCTGTTCCTCCTATAACAGAAGGATCGACAAAATCAACTTCTACAAAACCGTCAAGATGCAAAGTCAAACAAAGAAACAATTCTCCTTCAATAACAGACCTTCCAATATACTTAGGCCAAAAATTATAAAGCCTGTTTCTCCAATCGAACTCAGTCTCTTCTATGACCTCCTGAATTTCCCCTACCTCAGACGTTATCTCAAAACCAAATCCCGCTAACCTGCCTACGATTCCCCTGATTGCTGTATTGATTTGCGGATTGTCATGAAATTTATTGAAAGCATGTACCTGAAGAGTTTTCCTGTCCTCTGTTACTCCCTGCTTCGTTTCAGTTTGAAAACCGTCAGGGTCTTTGTATCCCCCTGCATCTGTATCATATTGCCAGGGCATTGTAAATTGCAAAGCTGCTAGTTGCGCTTCTGTCAGGTTTGATAAAGCACTTGCTGCCTGAGCCATTGAATTCTTTTTCGCCATAATAGTTTCTCCTGTTTGAAATCTATACGCTTCCAAACATCCAAAGTCAAGTCAAATTTTCCTGATTTGGCTGATTAAATCAAAAGGTTTTTCAGAAATTTTGAAAAATTATCTAAAATTTTTCAATTCTAAGCATAATTCCCTAGCATCTTTTCTTCTACTAAAGTACCAAACCACATCTTCTTCTTCCTTCTTCTAAAGGCATCCACTCCTAATTCCCTTCCCCCATAAAGACACCAAGCATTAGAAAACATCGAATCATCCTGAATCCCTTCCTTGTCATTCTTCTCAGGGGAACCAAACCATCTCTTGTCTGTATCATGATAGAATATCCTCATCTCCTCCCTGAGAATATCCTGCTCTTTCATTCCCAATATATGCACAACAGGAGCTTTGAATCTGCCATTCTTCACAGCAACATAAAGCTCAGAAAATGCCGCCCTCTGCTTGTCATAGTTAGGAAACACGACTTCAAACTTGATCGACTGCTCCTCACACCAAGTTACAATATCCCATACGCCCCATCTTTCACCGCATAAAGTATCTATACCATCAAACTCCTCATTGCATGAAAGCAACGCTTCTTTAATGCTTTCAAGAGAATTGTTTTCTATGACTGCTAGATGAAGCAAGAGATAGAGGTAATTAGGAACAGCCTTGTTCCCTTGTTCATCATACGGTTGAAAATGTGACCTGCTGCCGGGCAGTCCCTTTGCAATACAAGTGACAACTGTTCTAGCTCCCCCTTCTCGCGTCTTCATCGGATCTGCCCTATCTATCCCTGCTAAAATCGCCCAATCTGTATCGAACAAATCTCCCATCTTGTCTAAATCATCCATCGTCGCCATGCAGGGATTAAAACCGTCTGTCAGCTTATAATAATTTTCAATAGGGATAAGCCTTTCGTTTATCTCATGTATCTCTGCCCTTTTTATCTGAACATAAGAAGAACCATCAATAACGTTTTTATCTTCTGATCCTGCTATCAATCCCTCACAAGCGTCTATCCTTATCTGTCTCTGCTCAAGCAATTCCATCATTTCCTTGAAATTACCAATCTTGTTATCGCAACCAATGTAAAGCATCGAATCAACAATATGAGGAAGGAATATCTTCTGTGAACTGCTGCCCCACATATTGAGGAAGTACCGTTCAAAGTCTGTCAGCAGGAACTTTGCTCTATAGTCGTCAAGCTGCTGCTGATCCATATTAGGATTCCAATAATCCCTGTAATCCCCTGTCTTTGACATCCTATAGCTGAAGTAAAGAGTCTTGATTTTCTTGCGAACAAAAGAACTGAACATATTATAAAGAATATGGTCCCTGCCTGAAACAGTCGAATCAATCACCCCTAGAGCATTAGGGATATTACGAATAGAACCATCAAGCTGAGTGAAGAACTTCGGATTCTTCATATCAAATATTTCTGAGAAAGTATATCCTGTAATGTTCGACACGATACCGCTAAAGGATGAAATCGCCCTGATCACGTTGACGATGTTATCATTCTTGTCCTTGATCCGAATCTGCTTCTCCTGCACGTTCTTCTTTCCTACAGTCAAAAGAAGATTAGGACTATTCAAAATGATATCTCTCATGATGTCGTAATGAACAAAGGTAATCTGCTCCTTGCTATTTGCACCAAGAACAATATTCTGTCTTGTCCAATTAAAGAATTTCCATAACTGAATCAGACATGCAAAGAGCGAATTATGAGTGACAGTAAAATCACCCATTATATATCTCCCATTACCATCTAAAGTAAACCCATAATATTCCTTTTTTCCAACAGATTTGATTTTCTTAATACCAGTAACAAGGACATCCTTTGTGCTCCTTCTTACAGATATTTTCTTTCTACTAATACGAGTAGGTATAATTGAACAATCGCCTGAAATGCCTATTCGATAGTATGTTCCACGAAACCCTGTACTTTTAATGCACTTAGTACATCTCTTTGTTTCCACATGAAATCCTAGTGAACGTGCTAAAAATGCAATATCATCAGAAAACCTTTTGCCTTTAATAGTAATTTGAACAGAGTTTCTATTTACATAACCATCAGTAGTATCCACAATTCCCGCCAAAAGACTCAATCTATTTTTACGAGAATTAGCTTTATACTCTTGAGGGATATGTTTATTCCATAAAAGATTATGCTTCCTGAGAAGGTTCAGTAAATGATTCATCCCAGGAAGTCCTCTCTTCTTAGCTACGATATTATAAAGCTTAGCTTTACTCCCCTTCTTTCCTCTAACACTAACCATCATCCCTAATTGATTTGCATATGTTTGTAAAAAATCCACAACCTCCTTATCCATAGTAGTTATAGAAGGAGTGTTGGAATTGCCTTCCCCCAACCACAACCCAAGAAAATATGGATCAATTTCAACATCTTGCTCAGGAAATTCAACGGGCACTTTGAAAAGAAGATGGTATCTCTTGAAACTATCATTCGTCTGCATGTAATCATTTAATGAGATGTCCGTTATTACATCTTCATTAGGATCATAATAAGGAGCACCGTCCCTGTTTACAAATCGTCTTCGTCCTTTCAAAGATAAGATATGATCTCCAGTAACAGTAAAAGATTCCCCCTTCATCGGTGTCACTTTGAACATTTCATCAACACCACTTGCAAGAGACAACACCCTACGTGGATTATTGTCATCCCCCATCAAAAGATCACCAACTTTAACATCCTCAACTTTCTTTATAGTGCCATCAAACATCAAAACTTTACTGCCCTTCACTTGGCACTTGCCCTCTCCGCGCATCCAACAGAGAATAATCAGCTTGTAGACAAACCGTCCATCAATCATGCGAAGACAGTTCCTAGCAACTCTCTTCTGCTCCTCCCAAAAATCCCAGTAGCTTCTCCCTGTCTTAGAATTCTTCTCTTTAGGCAAATCCTTGATAGGACACCAGACACTGATATCG